GGCGGTATGGCTTGTGGCTGCGAGGGAGACTGTGACGGCTCTTGTGGCGGTATGATGGACGGCATCATGGGCTATGACGAAGTCTCTGGTAATCCTATTCCTATTGGCTCTCACGCAGAGAATATACGAGATGATATAGATGCCAAGCTGAGTACAGACGAATACGTCTTACCGGCTCACGTAGTTAAGTGGCACGGGCTGAAACACATTCAGATGATGCAGTCCGAAGCAGAGATGGGTCTGATGTCTATGCAGATGTCTGGACTAATCCAACACGCAGAAATGTCTGAAGCTGAAGTAGTGGAAGACGAAGAAATCGATGAATCCGAAGAGGATATCGATATTGAGGTAGCTACCGTTGAGGTGGATGACCTTCTTGATGACGAAGAGGCCTACGAAGAGGAAGCCTCCTCAACATCTAAACTCCCCGGAATGCTGAAAAAACAGAAATATGCATTCGCAATTTAATCTGGATACCCGAATATTATCGGACCCATAAGGAAACATTATGCAGAAGCAAAAGTATAGTCGCACACCTGAAGCGGAAGATGAATTAACATACAGCCAAGAGATGGCACAACAGCAACCTACTGAGCAATTGAATGCTGAAGAGGAAAGCTACAAGAAACGCTATCAGGACATACAACGTCATATTCAGACGGTGCGTGATCAGAAGGATCAAGAATTAGCCGCAGTTAAAAAGCAGCTAGATGATGCCACCCGTAAGCAGATACGCTTCCCTAAGACTGATGCGGAAGTAGAGGCATGGTCTAACCGCTACCCAGATGTCGCTAAGATAGTCGATACCATTGCTCGTAAGCGAGCTAACGAGGCCTTACAGCAAGGTGAGCAGCGTCTTAAAAAGGTAGAGAACTTTGAGAAGTCTCTCCACCGCCAGACCGCAGAGCAACAGCTTATGCAATTACACCCTGACTTTGCTCAGATCCGGTCTGATCCTAAGTTCCATGAGTGGGTGGCTCTACAGCCGTCTGCCATGCAGGACAGTGTATATAAGAATAATACTGACGCTACTTGGGCCTCCCGTACAATTGATTTGTACAAGGCCGATACAGGTAAGCGGCGGTCTTCTAAGTCGGCTGCTCAGGCTGTTGGACGTACATCGTCCTCTGCACCAGCTACAGGCGGTAAAGCCACCTTCTCAGAAAGCATGGTACAGGCAATGTCTGACCGCGAGTACGAGGCTAATGAAGAAGCTATCAATGCGTCTATCTCCTCTGGAACATTCGCATACGACATTTCTGGCGCTGCCAGATAAAAAAAGCCGTAGGCTTGGGTTGACAACTAAGCCACTTAACTATAGCCTACGGCTGCGCCCTTGAGGGTGCAGTACCATAGTAATTAACTATTGTAATAACTACGTCAATGTGTTATAATGAAACCATTGATTTCATAGATGTAGGCCACTCTTAGAGAGTATACCCCGCATCTCCCTCCCAGATAATAGATACAAAGTCTACCAGTGCGTTAGACCCGCTATTAGCGATACTCTAATCAAGCTGACACTGTTGTTTAATTGTCTGATCTAGCTGCTTCTAGAATTATTTAATCATTTTATTAATCACACAATTACGTGTGCCTAGAAGTTTATTTTAAGCCATTTCATACAAGGATTTTAAAGCAATGGCATTTCCAAAGGCATCAGGTTATTCTAACCTCAATTCGGGCAATTTCAGCCCAGTAATCTACTCGAAAAAGGTCCAGAAGGCTCTGAGGAAGGCGTCTGTAGTAGAGTCAGTAACTAACACTGACTACGCTGGAGAAATCGCTAACTTCGGTGACTCTGTAAAAATCATTAAAGAACCAGATATCACTATCACTACATATGAACGTGGTACGACACTGGCTACTCAGGATCTTACAGACGTTGACTTCACTATGGTTGTTGATCAGGCCAACTACTTCCAGTTCGCTATCGACGATATTGAAGAGGCGCACTCGCATGTTTCATTCGGTGATCTTGCAAGTGACCGTGCTGGATACAAACTGCGTGATACATTTGATGCAGAAGTACTTGGCTACCTATCAGGTTGGAAGACACCATCCTCATGGGCGCGGCGTTCAGCATCTGGCGATATCAACGGTACTAAAGCAGATACCAACGCTGGTAATGACGAAATGTTGGCAGCTAACAAGCTGGACATCACAACATTCGGTGGTAGCGATCTTGGTGTAGACGGTGAAGTTACATCTATCCCAATTGCTGTTGGCGGTGGTGCTGGTGGTATCACTTCTCCATTGGCAATCCTAAACCGTATTGCACGGCAGATGGATCAGGCTAACGTAGACACAGATGGACGCTGGGTAGTAATCGATCCGGTATTCGCTGAAGTGTTAATGGACGAGTCTAGTAAGCTTATTAACGCTGACTTCGGTGGCGGTGATGAGTTGCGTAACGGACGCTTGCCCGGAACGCTTCGTGGGTTCTCAATCTACAAGTCTAACAACCTTCCATACTTAGGTACTGGTGCTGGAACAGCCGCTTCTGCGGGTTCTGAAACCAACTTCGGTGTGATGGTTGCTGGTCACGCATCTGCGGTAGCTACGGCTCAACAGATTGCTAAGACTGAGACTTTCCGTTCGCCTACTACCTTTGCAGACATCGTGCGCGGCATGAGTCTCTATGGGCGCAAGATTCTTCGCCCAGAAGCGTTGTTCACAGCGAACTACAACCTCGCATAAGACTACTGAGGGGCTGGTCATATACTGGCCCCTCACTCCATTGAGGGTGTTTCATGCCAACTACTTATATTGATCTATGTAACCAGACTCTTCGCCGCTTAAATGAGGTGGAGATTGCTGAGGCCGACTTCGGGTCGGTACGTGGCGTTCAGGCGCTTGTTAAGGATGCGGTTAAAGCTGCGGTTGCAAAAATCAATCAGGCTGAGTTTGGTTGGCCTTTTAATGCGGCAGAGCATACTCAGACATTAGTAGTGGGTCAGGAAGAATACACTTGGCCGCAATACTACAAAGTAGCTGACTGGAACAGCTTCCAAATTCAAGAAGATAGTAGCCTTGGCTCTAGCTTTAAAGCGCTAAAGGTAATCGATACTGATGAGTGGTATTCTTCTTATCGGGATGATGATTATGCCGCTGGATCTTCAGGACGCAACATTCCTGACTTCGTCTTTCAGGGTCACGGTAACGGCTATGGGGTTAGTCCATCACCCAACAAAGCATACACTCTAAAATTCCGATACTTTATGAATTATTCTGATATCACAAATGCAACTGATGTCACCCGTATACCAGAGAGCTACGACACCGTTTTAATCGACGGTGCGCTTTACCACATGAATATGTTTAAGGACAATCTGGAGGCTGCTCAGGCTGCGTTTGCAGCCTTTGAGAAGGGGATTAAAGACCTACAGACCCTCTACATAAATAACGAAATATATATACGCGATACGCGGATTAGATATTAATGCCAGATCAAATACAGTCCTTTAAATTAGTCTGTAGCGGCGGTCTAAATAGTAACGAAAATCACTTAGACTTATCGGACAACAGTCCGGGCGCTGCTACCAGATTAGTTAACTACGAGCCGTCATTGTTTGGCGGCTATAGACGTATTGAAGGCTATGATGATTACGACAGCGACTATGGCGAGGTAACTGTAGCCGGTCAGACAACAGGTCAGGGTAAAGTACTTGGCCTAGCAATTTTCAAAGATGATGTAACTAATTCCACTAAGATTATTGCAGCACGGCAAGATGCTGGCGGTACAGACTATAGCTTTTATTACTACACTGCTTACATTGGCTGGCGTAAGTTTACTCTAGATCATTCCGTCACCAGACCCATGACCCTCAACGGGCTTACGGTAAGCAAACTACGTCACGCCGTATTTAACTTTGGTACAGGCAATCATATTATATTTGCTGACGGAGTTAATCCTGCCATTGTATTTAATGGTGCAAATTGGAAAGAGATTAAGTCTTCACATGCGGGTGGGTATGACGCAGCTAACAATACGGCTGGTGGAGATCAGGCACTTAATGCTCCTGCGCTTGTAGACGTATTTGAGAACCATGTGTTCCTATCAGGGCATGAAGCTACTAGAGCGGCTGTAGCCCATAGCGCACCTAATGATGCTTATACATGGACTGTAGCGGCTGGCGGCGGCCAGATAGCGGCTGGCTTTGATGTTGTTCAAATCAAACCGTTTCGTGATGACTTATTCGTATTTGGCGACAACTCAATTAAGAAGATTAATGTAAATCCTTCTAATGAGTTTGCTCTAACTCAGGTTACAGCTAACGTGGGTTGCGTTGCCCGTGACAGTGTACTTGAAATCGGCGGGGATCTTATGTTCCTTGCACCAGATGGTTTCAGACCCGTGGCAGGTACATCTAGAATTGGTGACGTGGAACTTGAAACCGTTAGTAAGCCAATCCAAGCCACACTTGTAGACATTATTGCTAACGAAGATATGGATACGCTTAACGGCGTTGTTATCAGGTCAAAGTCTCAGATACGTTACTTCATTGGCGATACATCAAAAGATGCCTCAGACAGTATCGGTATTATTGGTGGCCTGACAAATAACTCAGGATCGATTGGTTGGGAATTTGGTGAGTTATTAGGTATCAGAGCATCGTGCTGTACTAGCGGGTACATAGGTACATCTGAGTTAATTCTTCACGCAGACTATGATGGTAAAGTATACAAGCAAGAACACGGCACAAGCTTTAACGGCGGGGATATCGTATCGATATACGCCACACCTTATCTAGACTTCGGAGAGACAGAGCAGCGCAAAGTAATGCGTAAGATTAATACCTTTATTCGTGGCGAAGGTCCGTTTGAGATGCTTCTGTCCATGACATACGATTGGGGTGACGGGGCAACACCAACTCCAGCAACTTACTCACAATCATCGACAGGCGCACCTACACGCTACGGCGGTAGAAACATTTCTTATAACGCAACCAACGTACTTTATGGCGGCTCATCAAAGCCGATTATGACCAGTGATATTCAAGGGTCAGGTTTTGCTGCACAGGCCACTTTTGTGACTGTTGGGCAGACAGAACCGTTTTCTATCCAAGGAATGGTCTTTGAATTTACCACGGCAGGGAGAAGATAACAGATGGCAGGTTACACACGGCAGTCTACTGGTTCGATTATTAACGGATCACCGATTACTGCACCCCCGCTAAACTCAGAGTTTAACCAAGTAGCGGCTGCATTTAATGCTACTTCAGGCCACTCGCATGACGGGTCTACGGGTAATTCTCCTAAAATTAATTTGGCTACTTCTGTGTCTGGTTACCTGCCAGCCGTACACGGCGGTATTGGCGGTAAGAATAAACTGGATGCCACAACCACGCCTATCGTAACTAATGATAACTCAGAAGGCTATGCTCCGGGGTCTTTGTGGGAAGATACCACTACTGGTCGTATATACATTTGTGTAGGAAACAGCACTGGTGCAGCCGTATGGCGTGAACTGGTACAAGTCAATTCTGGTACAGCTATCCTACCCGCAGCCACTGATACTGTGGACTTGGGTAATAACAGCACCCGCTTTCAGGATTTGTTCCTAAGTGGGGGGATTTCAGCCTCTGGTAACGTAGCCGCTGGTGGTACTCTAAATATCACAGGAGCAACGGCTCTTGGCTCTACGCTTGGTGTAACTGGCGATACTACGCTGGTTAATCTGTCGGCTACTGGCACAACAACAATTACATCTATCGATTTAAACTCTGGTGCTATTGATAGTACTACGATTGGTACTACTACCCCAGCCGCTGGTACGTTCACTACACTGAATGCAAATACTAGCTTAGTAGCTGCTACAGCCGATATTAACGGTGGTACGGTGGATAATGCCACTATCGGTGCATCTACTCCAAGCACAGGCTCTTTCACCACTTTAGGCGCTTCTGGAACCTCTACTCTAGCAACTGTTGATATCAATGGTGGTAACATCGATGGCACAGCAATCGGGGCTTCAGTACAATCCACAGGAGCGTTCACAACCGTATCGACTTCAGGTCAAGCTACTCTGGCAACAGTTGATATTAACGGCGGCTCAATTGACGGTGCTACTATTGGCGCTAACGCAACTTCTAGCGGTGCTTTTACTACTCTGTCTGCTTCTGGTGGGATTACTGGCGCACTAACTGGCAACGTAACGGGTAATGTTACGGGCAACGTAAGCGGTGCAATTACAGGAAATGTCACTGGTAATCTAACGGGCAACGTAACCTCTAGCGGTACATCTAGCTTCAACAACGTAACAGTTGATGGCACGTTGAATATGAACGCTGGTACTACTGCTACTATTACTAACCTGACTGATCCTACTAATGCTCAAGATGCAGCCACCAAAGCCTATGTTGATGGTGAAATATCTACGCTGATTGGTGATGCTGGTGCAGGGCTTAATACACTTGGCGAACTAGCAGATGCGCTAAACGATGATGATGACTTCAGCACTACAGTAACCAACAGTATCGCTACTAAACTACCTAAAGCTGGTGGCACGATGACAGGCGCTATCGCCATGTCTACGAATAAGATTACTGGCGTAGGTGATCCTACAAGCGCACAGGATGTAGCTACAAAAGTATATACAGACACGCAGCGTGATACCCGTGTAGCTAAAACAGGCGATACGATGTCTGGCGCTCTGGCTATGGGCAGCAATAAGATCACTGGCTTGGGTACTCCTACGGCTGGTACAGACGCTAGTACAAAGGCTTATGTTGATGGCATCCTTGGTTCAGCTACGGCCTCTTCTGCAAGTGCATCAGCGGCGGCTACTTCCGAAAGCAATGCAGCTACTAGCGAAACAAATGCAGCTTCCTCTGCTTCGGCAGCGGCTGCGGATCGTGCTACTGTAGCATCACTGTATGACAGCTTTGATGATCGTTACCTTGGGCCAAAGTCTTCTGCTCCTACGCAGGAC